CTCAGGTCACATTTAAGGACCCTTACGGGAAAGGCTTTCGCCCCACCCTATTTCCGTTCATTTTCCTCGTGATGGATTCCACCACGGGGACTGCTTACGGAGAGCGAGTCTACAAAGCTGATTACTCAGCATTTGTACGAGATCCTTGCGGATCAGGTCTTGTTCCGGCACAATGCGAATTTTGATCGCATTGCGGTACGGAAGCGAAAACCTCTCGTTACCATGACGTTCCTGAGAGCCCCGATGAAGGGCAATTTGGAGCGCTAGGTACGACCCTGTATCCTTCTGTTGATCGTCTTTCGGTAGAACCGATATGACGTACCCACGTGGTCGAAACCACACCGGGCTTAGAGAGGGTTTCCCATCTCTGACAACATATTCCCATGCGGCCTGACCGGCCGTACGGAAACCCAACCCCCCCTGGGGGTCGGATGGAACAGGCCATGGAAACGACCGTTTCCACAAGCCTCGCAAGCGCTTCGCAGCGCCCACGAGACTTAGGATAGGTGAATCCATCACCGTGTTGTGAACACCAACAAGTTCTAACTCGTTGAGATCACTCTCTCCATTGACGTAAGCCGGGCGGATGTTCACTCCCGCCCAGTAGTCAGCACCACAGCTCTCACGAAAGGGACCTTCTGTGAAGGTCTTTGCCGTGTTCATGCGAAAACCGAGGTAATCGGAAAAACGCATGTACTTGTCAGCGATCGCTCGCTTTAGAATCACGTCATCCCCATATACGGAGAAGGTGCGTGAATCCAGACAATGAGCTGGCTCGCTCAGATCTGATACGGCGTATGCCATAGCAGAAAAGATGAGTGACTCGACCGCAAAGGTCGTGCCATTACCCATCCCCGCATACATCTCGTATGCGTGAGTCCGTCCACCCATCTCTGGGGGAGCGGTATACTGAGGAGTACGCAAGTCTTGCAGCAGAAGGTACCAATCCCGAGGGATCAGTAACCTCACCAACTCATTTGACACGAGATTGGATGCTGAAGTCTTGTCGAGGGTGCACCAAGGATCTGGTTGTTCCCAGAACTTGGATCCGTGCCACGCTAAACGTTGGTTAAGCGTTTGGTCTCGAAGATCAACCGCAGCGTTGTTCAGGAGCAACTCCTTGATCACGCTATCGACTCCGAGTTGGACCATCCCATTTAATGTGGGTTGAATTCCAATTGACCGCATGGCACTGGCTTTCTTGAAAACGAACATCAGCTTTTCAGAGCTGACAACTTGGTCAAGAACAAGCCGTCTCGCTTCGCGTTTAAATCCGGCAATTGCTGTCGGATTTGTGGACTCACGGGGGTCAAACCCGATCACCTCCCAAGCTCCCTTATCAAGAGCGAGGGCGTCCACTGCGAGACACACAGCACTTTCAGTTGCGTCCCAGGCATAGATCTTCGTCGCATAGTGAGTTGAATCACCACCAACTCCAACACTTGTGCCCGGGCCATACCGAGAAGCGCTGAGAATAGCCGGAATATCCGGCGCGTCTCCAAGCACGTATTGAACGAATTCAATTGCGCGCTCAACTTCTCGTCCCCACGGTAAGGGACGATTGCCGCTAATTGCGCGGCCAGTGTACGCACGAACTTTTTGGTTCATGCGTCGGCAACGGTGCTCATCGGCCCACCACTGTTGGATAGTGGGAGTCAAAGCATCGAGCCCTGGAACACTGAGTTTCGAGACACAGGCCTTTGCCTGGGCAATCGCCCAAGCAGTCAAGGGATCTACAGCAGTGAGACCTTGACATTTGGCCATAACAGAGGTATAGGCTTCCAACAGCCTTCCCTCTCTAAGTAAGTCTGACTCCGGAATGAAGTTACAGAACTCACTTAGCGTACGCGAAAGTTCATCAAGGATAATGGCAGAAACTGCCGCAGCCGGAACGTATCCCGGTAAGTCCTTGACTACTCTCGTTTTCTCTCCGCGGGGATCTTGCGATCCCTTTGACCGTGTGGTCAATCCCGACAGCTCCAGGAGCTGTTGGTACGCAACCTGGTTGTCCCAGGGGCGATGTGCCTTTTTAGCCATCGATAACTCCAAAACAAGAGAACGAGAAGCGCCCTGATAAGGCGCACCAATCCAAGACACCCATCATTGGGAACCATTGGATATTCTGTAGCAAGCTACAGAAGAGAGGGCGTTGTGGGGTTGAACCCACGCGGCCACTCCACGTTGATTCCCCGATCAGTGCGCTCCACCTTTGCAGGCAGGTCGCACAGGAGACCGAAGATCCAGGCAACAACCTTTGGGGGTTGCCGCCGGTAAGTCAAAGTTGGCCCGTTCAAAGGCTTTTCAATGACTTCTTCAACGTCAGTCGGAGACATTTATGTCCCCGGAGGTGAAAAGTGCATGCGCTGCCGCCGAAGCCACAGCCACTTCCACCACACCCGTGATCCAAGTCAGGACCGCGGATACGTCAACACCAACCGGAACAACGGCTGAGTAGTTGACAGTCACTTCCTTTGTCGTATCACCGACATCGAAAGTCTTGGCGATCCGCATATTGCTACGCAGTACGCCTTTGTCCTGTCCTTTCTGCACCGGAAGATTCCGACGCAGAGACGCCAGGTGGGTCGACGACACCGAGTTCCCAGACAACGCGTAGTCTGTCTGGTCCGCTTGAGTGCGGTAGGTCGTCACGGACAGAGAGCCAATTGATGGCATCTTATTTCCTCTTCACCAGTTTGGTGAGGAATTGGTAGCCTAGCGCAAATGCGTCAGCTACTCTTTTGACGTTCATATCGAGACGATATTCCAGTCGTATATCAGCCAGGGTTACCGGCCGACGGGATTTGAAGCGACAAGTCTGGGTATAGGAACCCACACCTATTGCCCCACCGTACGTAGGAGTGAACCTAAAACGTGACTGGTGTAAGTAAGTGACAGTTGTTGTCACCCACGCACCAAGCACCGCCTTCGTACGTAGATGAGCACTCATCGCATCGATGAAGTTGCCCATATTAAGGAGCCAATCCGCTACAAAAGACAGCGGAGTCCACTCCCATAACGCTGAGGGTAGCCGATGCAGTTCGAGGCCAAAGCGTTGAGGTATGTCTACCTCGACCTTCGGCTCATACAGCACCCCAGCGCGCGACGTCACCTCATACTGAGTTGACCTCGTTGTACGCCACGACGAGCCCATCGCGGCATCCCCTTCCACCAGGTCGGGGTCGTCTTCGACAAAAAGCTCCTTCCACTTTCCTCGCGCCGTCTGGCGCTCGGGCGGCTTCTCAGCCAAGTTTTGGAAAGCTTTCCAGTGGTCCTGGACGTCGTAGACTAGCGGCATCAGTCCATACCGATACGCCAGCCAAAGGCTGGCAACATCTGATACCTGGACCTTCCCTATCTTCCATTGCCTTTTAACGAGCTTTGGAGGATCCCTTCTCAATCGAAGGTGCTCGGGAAGTTGGTCATATTTGCGCCTTCGCGCATCATAGACCTTGCGATCATTTTCCAAGATATCCATTAGGGTATTAACCCGCTTGGACAAACTAGAAACTTTTCGCAAAGGCGACATAAGGAAGGACAGTGTCTCTCCAAGTTCGCCTATGGACACGAGCGATTGCGCGTCAGCCTTACCGGCTTCAGCGTACGCTTTCGTGATGGCAACACCCTCACACGTTTTTACCGTGTCCAGGTACTTCTGAGAAGTCAGAAGGCCACCAAACAGCCTAGGGTCCATTGGCTGTCGCGGTAGGGACCAGACTTGGCCCTCACCACCGTGTAACCCTGCACCTCCACTGTAGGTTGCCCAGTAATGATTTACGGGCTCGTACCAGTAGGACGTTTGGATGTGTGACATTGCGTTCACAACAACCTCACCCTTCGCAGACCTTCGTCTGTATCGGGGAGTGACCACATCGGTCATCTCGTCAAGTGCAAGGAATGGAACAGTAACTAACGTGGACGACGTAAAGTTACCAGACGAATCGACAGGGCCATAACGGCCCTGGAGAGATGTCGTCTGACTCCTGCTTCGAGTTCGAGGCATAGAGAGCTCCGGTTCTCGTTGGCGATGGAAAGATTTCCATTCGCC